CTTCCACCTCGCCGGCCTCGCCGATCATCTCCGCCGTCAGATCGGTCACCCACTTGCCGTCCTCATAGGTCAGCTGAATCATGTCCGCATACTTGCCGCCGTACATCAGCGTTACCGTCTGCGCTCCGTCCACCTCCGGCAGCGCGAACATGAGCCGCCTCACCATGTTGTCCCCGGCGTTGCCCAGGTCGATGCTGCGCCCCTGCAGCTTCCGCGTCGGCGCAAACCGGATCACCTGTTTCTCTACAATTCCCACATATTTCACTCCTTTCAGCCTTCCCCTTGAGGGGAAGGTGGCGCGTCAGCGCCGGATGAGGTGTCCTATCCCTGATATGTGATCGTCAGCATGGGCTTCAGGCTGTCGTCCGTGTCGTAACCGTCAAACATCGCGTAGTTTTTCGAGTAACTGCGATCCTTGTACGCTCCCGTATCACTCGAATACAGCATAAGGCCATTGGTCGTGCCATTGTTGAGGTCTGTAAGCGCCTCGTTCGGAATGGTGATCGTCGCAACTTCGCCCGGGCTTGTCGTGCCGATCACGCCATAATTCTTCGTCACTGCCGCGCTGGACGCTCCGCTGTTTGCAGCTGTGCCGCACAGCTCCACCGTCACGCTCGCGCCGCGGCCCACGCCCTTGCGCATGCTCAGCCGCAGATTGGTGCTCAATACCGTCTTGCCCGACAGCGCAGAACGGATCGCGGAATTATCGAACCACATACAGCCGCGCACTCGCCCGATGCCGTCATACCAGCCCTGACCGACTTCGGTCCGGTAGCTTGAGCCGCTGCCCTTGTAGCTGCCGGTAGATATTGCAAGATACGTTGCAGTGGTGGTAGTTGTTGGCGTCGGCGCAGAACTGCTTGTGCCCTGATCGACAGAGACAATGTCCTCGAACACCACGCCGCCGCTCCACTGATAGTATGTAACGCTTGTCTGGTTACAGGGGATGGTTCCGCTCAGCGACAAAATCCCGCTGCTTGTTCCCAGAATGCAGTTGCCCTTACAATACCGTACCAGCATATAGGTCATGGTCTCCCCCCAGACCGACCTTTCATAGTTGTATATCTGGCATCCGTCAATGTACGATTTTGCCCCGTGTTTTGCAAAAATGCCAATGCTGTTTCCGCTGCCCTTCAAAACAACGTCCGACAGCTCCAGTATGATTGAAGGTCCGTCCAGAAAAATACCATTGATTCCGCTCGTGGAGAGCACGTCAAAACCATACATCACAATACGTCCGCTGCATTGTTCTATCGATATACTGCCTGATATGGCCGGATGATTGGTCGTATCCCAGCTGCGCACCTCCAGATCCTGAAGAAAAACTGTTCCCAGCAAAGTAGCATTGCCGTATTCGGTACTGGAATGATCCAGATAAATCGTGATCTTTCTGTCAACTATTTTACCGGACAACTTAGAGAACGCGTCATTCAGGCTGCGCAGTCGGTCGCTATAGCTTGCTATGAAACTGGCCGAATAGTCCGGGTTGACATACAGCACAGTCGGCCCGTCATACCTCGGCATGACGTTCGGCGCCTGCAGGCTGCTGAACGCAGCGCCGTCCGGAGTCATGCTGAGCGCAGTTGTCGCCCCGTCATCGCCCAATATGTTGACGTCAAACTTCGGCGTGGTGATGTCCACCTCGTCCTCGGTGATCCTGACCGTGCTGCCGGCCACCACGCCCACGCTCGGCGCGTCCGCGTCCAGCTTGCTGTCCAGTCCGGCTGCCAGCTGCTCCCCGGTCACTCTCAGAGAAATCTCCCCTGCCTGCTGGTCGATCTGGCTCTGAAGACCGCTGGCCGCGTCGCTGACCTCCGAGCGGATGGCCTCGGCGGTCACCTCGAACTCAGCTACGCTCGTCTCAAGCTCATTGCCCAGCGCGTCCAGTTCCTCTTTGCTGGCCTTCAGCGTGATCGCCTCCGCCGTCTGCACAATCTGCGTGCTCAGCCGCTGCAGCCGCCCGGTCAGCTCATTGATCACCGTCGCATCGCTCTTGGTGTTGATCACCGTGCGCAGACTGTCGCTCAGGTTCTCCTCGCCCAGATTGGCAAGTACATATCTCAGCTGCTCGTCCAGCTTATACAGATAGCTGGTCAGCTTCCGCAGCTGCTTTTCGTCGCTCAGGTCAATCCCTGAAAACGACGGAAGGCTCAGGTTGAGCTGCGCCATTACAACTCACTCCCCATCTCAATCTCCTTGCTCACCGCGTACACGCAGCTTCGTCCCACGCCGCTGATCCGCATCCGGAAGTGGTCGCACCGCATCGGGATAATCGGCACTGTGAAGCTGGCCTTTCTGCTGTATCCGCGGTCAAATATGGTTATCCATTTGCCCTCGCTGTCATACAGCATCTCCAGCTTCAGCTTGCTGCCCTTCTCCACGCCCGCCCGGATCTGTATGCGGCTCACATACTTGTTGTCCGGCATGTTGACCAGCAAATCGCCGGTCTCCGCATACCACGGAAACAGCCCTTCCGCCTCGGCTCCGGCCTCTGCTGTACCGCGCACCGCCCACATGTCGCCCGCCTCGTCCGCGTAGTACAGCTGACCGCCCAGCTGCGCAAACCACATCGCCCGCGTCTCGTCCTCGCGGAACCACAGGCCCTTGGCTTCATCGAACACATACAGATCGTGGCCGCCGTCCTCGCCGCGCATGCTGATGTAGTATCGGTCGCCCTGCGCGCCTGCCGCCGCGTCTTCATACATTTCCACGCCCAGCGCGTCGCTCACGTCCATGGGTGTTCCGCCGTCGTACACGCACACAGCCTCCCGGCTCTTGTACATCAGGCTCTCGTTGACAATGCACAGGCTTCTCTCGCAGCCCTGCTGCACGCCCCGGATCGGCGTGTCGTTGATCTGAAAGTTGCTGGGCTTGGTGCCCATCACCTTGTGCACCATGTCCTCCTTCCAGAAAAGCACCTGACCGCCGAACGCGCAGCACGCCGTAAAGTCTCCGTCGCTGCCCACCGTCGCCGCGTAGCTGTCGCTGGCCAGTCCGTCAAAGGCAAACCAGTTGGTCGCGTCTCCCAGCTTGCAGGCGTATATCTCGTGATTCTCATTGGAGCAGCCCCAGATCCGGTTGTTCAGCTCGCACACAAAGTCCATCTGCGGAATCGTGCGGCTCACCGTCAGTCCTCCGGTCTGGCTCACGTTCCTGCGCAGCACCTCGGTGATGGTGATGCTGTCCTCTGTGCGGCCCAGTATCGAGTAGCTGCCGTTCACGCCCTCAATGCCCTCGATATTGACCGCGTCGCCCTCCTTGAACGCCGTGCCGATGCCCTCCGCCTCGATGCGCACATACACTGTCGGCACGCTCACCCACGCGCCGCCCGAGAGCAGCTTGAGCACATCCTTGTCGCCGCTTATGTCCAGCCAGAACGCGCCGCTTTCAAGGCCCTCCGGGGCCGTCTCGCTCACCGTCACGTTGTCGTAGTCGCTGCCGTCCAGCCTGCACATAGCCGCCCGCACCGCGCCGCTTGCCGTCCACGCGCTGCCCAGCGCGTCCCATACCTTGGTGTGGCTGTTGAAGCGCATGCCGTCCGGAAAGATCAGGATATACGCGCCCATGCCCACCATCTGCTTTTTGCCGTCTGTCAGCCGGTCGCCGTACCGCACGCCGTCATAGTAAAAATACCCGTCGTCCACCCAGCACAGCTTGTTCCGTGCGTACAGGCCCTGAAGGTTGGTAAAATGCCGCACCCTCGCCCGCGCCGCCCTCGGAGCCATAACCGGATAATGCGTCGCACACAGGTTCATCGTGTCCGTAAACTGCGTCTCATTGACGTACAGATTCCGGTTCAGGCCCCTGAACTCAATCTGATAGTCCCGGCTCTTCGCCACCTCGGAAAGATACGGAAGATTCATTTCCTCGCTCCCTTCACCCAGTTGGGCTGCTTGGGCAGATGCTCGCGGTTGTACCAGTCCGCATAGGCGTTGTACAGCGTGTTGAACATGGTCACGCTGTTGTTGTAGCGCTGCATCTCCGCGTTGGCAAAGTCAATCTGCGCAAACAGCCACTTGACATACAGTTCTGCATACGCCTCGTCCGCCAGCAGCTCCGTCTCCTCGTCCACGTCCGCCGCGTAGCCCTGAAACTCTTCCTGCCCGCCCTCATGCGTGACCACCAGCTCCCGGAATATGCGCCTGTCCAGCTGATCCAGCCAGTGCACCTTGTCCTCATACTCATATCCGTTCGGCTTCTGCCGGTCGCAGATGTCAATCGCCTCTCTGATCGTCATTTCCTCACCGCCTTCCTGCTCCAAATATAGCAAAAGCGGAGGGACTTTCGTCACCCCCGCTCTCATATTCCTTTTACCAGTCAGCGCCCTTCTGCAGTTCTTCCATCACGCCAAGGGCGTACTGATCCTGCTTCATGCTGTTTTTCAGCACCTCGGCAACGTAGTCCGGCACTTCCACCTCTACGCCGCGCTGCACCAAAAACTGTTCACCATTCACGCCGACAGGCACCGGATCCTTGTACTTGCCCTTGTCCTTGAACAGCGTGATCTTGACCATCTTTCTGGCCGGTTTATTCACAGTAGCCATGCATATCCTCCTTAGTTGGCAATCGCAGTCGCACCTTCGGCCGCGCCGCTCTCAATGCGGACCATGTACTGCTCGACCAGACGTTCGGCAGTCTTGATGGCCTTCCAGCCGACGGTCGCGCGCTGATCCAGCGGGTCAGCCGAGCCGGCGCTGCCCAGCGGCTTCACGATGTGCTTCAGGCCGCCGCCTTCGATGTCAGTAGTGGCATAAGCACCCTTGCCAACCACCATGGTAGCATAGACATTGGCGTCGCCGCTGCCCTCGCCCATGAAGATCTTGGCCTCGGTGCTTTCCACAAAGCGCACATTGCCGATCTTGCCCAGCTCGCCGTCGAAAATCTTGGTGGCGTCCATGTACTTGTGCACATCGATCCAGCCTTCGTCGTTCATGATGTCGTAGGCAACATCCGGATGGATGATCGCCACATAGCTGCCGTCAATCGTCGGCGCATTCTGGCGCTTCAGAATCATAGCCGCCTTCTTGAACAGCTTGGTATCCACCAGCGTGGTGTCGTCAATGTCCGCACGGGAAGTGACCGGCACGCCGTTCTTCGCAGCGTACAGCACATTGGTACCGCCTACCATCACTTCGCGGGTTACGGTATCCAGCGTACGGTACGCCTGAGAAGCCAGCATCTTGGTGGCCTGAACGATCATCGGATCCACCGTGGTCATGTTCAGCACATCAGAAGTCTCTACGTAAGCGCCGTACTGAGCCACTTCTGCGCTCAGTTCGGAAACATCCAGCTTCTGGCCATCAGGAGTGACGCCTTCGGTAAGGGGAGTCAGGGCCTTGACCAGCGGGGCGAACTTGTGGAAGGTGATAACTTTGCCGTTGTTCTTGGGGATCGGATACTTGTCCGCAAACTGGTCATGGATCAGCTCGCCATCCTTAAGATCGATAATGTATTTGG